GATACTCTAATTCTAAAAGCAGTTGTGCATAGTGAATTACTTTTAATATATCTTTCTTGCCTTCTCCTTTCTTATTATGTCTGGTTATATATTTTACAATATTAGCTTCGCATGTATTTAAATTATTATAATGAGAATAAACCGTAGGCTGTATGGCACAATCTTTATAATGATCTCCACCTACCTGAACGTCAAATGGGTTAGAGTAACGATTGGAATCTTCTTCTGACATGATCTATATCTCCTGATTTACTTACTTCATAAGCAAAGGTTCTTACCTTAGTAGGAGGTAGCCCTGCAAAATGACATACGGTTTCAAAGTCTTCACAGGTTACTCCTACAGAGGTAAAGAACCATGCATGGGCTTGATCTCTATTGAGAGTTATATGAGTATCTTCTTCTTTTAGTTCAGGCTTGGTAAGATCTAAAAGAGCTTGTAATATTATAGCTAAGTATAAAGATTTATGAGGATCTTTATTTGTAAGATCGTATAAATCTTCAGTCGAGACACTAACATGTATGTTCAAAATATTCTTGAACAGGTCTATAAAATTTACCTCCTACATAATTATTGTAGAAGGCTGCGTCATCTGTTCCCTCAAGCGTTGCGGTTAACACATTATATTTTATTTGATAATAACATTCATAATATCTTAGACTTCTTTTATTTTTAAACTCTGCTAGAATTTTAAATTTGAAATTCTTTTTCCCAATCTTTTCTATATCGTCTAGTAGTTGCTTACTAGATCCCATATAAGATTTCCAGTTTGATTCAGATTTCTTTTTAGTTTTCTTGTAATTAAAATATTGTTTGCAGCCAACATAAGCTTTCTTATTTTTTAGATTGGTGATAATATAAACAAAGCCAAACTGGGAAAGGTCTGGCTTACCTTTATATTCCCAATGCATTACCAGTTAACTACTTCAGGGACATCAGGTTCTTTACCAACTTGAACCAAGTATCTTTTACCTTTTGCGTATTGAAAGACACGTATCCCTCTTCCTTGGTTAACATCAGACCAACATTCTTTTTTATGACCACAATAAACACAACCAAAGGGTAACTTAAGATTACCAGACTTGCCATCAGGTACAGGACTATAGCACCTATCAGGGATGCTGCTGTCAGTAACCATTCCTTTAAGAAATTTAATCCTTTCTTTAGCATTAATCATCTCCACTGAATGAACAGGAGTTAGGCAGATCTCTCCAGTAGATTTATCTATAGCAAGGAAAGCTGCCTCATCAACCCCATTAGCTTCTGCATAGGCAGAGATCTGAGCTATGTATCCAAAGGGATCTTCCTCTAATAAGTTATTGTTTTTAAATTTATGAAAGCTGTTACCAGAGGCAGACTTACAATCAACCAGAACTCCATCTATCATAGAATCTTGATGGCCTACAACTCCTTCTATCTCTACTTCCTTTTGCTGATCAGTTACCTTATGACCTGCAATCGCAGCACATAGAAGTAAAAACTCCTCCAGTATATAACCATATAAGAACTTAATTCTTGTACTAGATTTTAAGGGGATAGCATCTCTCTTGGTATTAACATCATACCAGAGTTGTCTGTCTGGTTTACCAATAGCTGACAATCTTAGGTTGCCATACTCTCTAGGTTTCTCATACATAAATTCTTTTATATGAAGCTTAAGCATTTCCCCAAAGGTATCTATATGTTTATCTACTTCTTCTTCCTTCATATCAATAGGATCAAGAGAGAATAAACTATATATATCTTCAACTAAAGTATTAATTTTTTTCATATTAAAAAATGGAGAGCAGCAAACTACCTAGCCTACTACTCTCCAAGTCTCCTTTAGGGGTTACGAAGCAAAGGGGATATCTTCAACTTCATTATTAGTATAGCCGCCTTCGACTACACCAAAGTCATCCATACTGTACTCAACTAAGTCAGTTACTTGCACAGCATTAAGGTAGCCCTTAACACCACCACCATACACAGTATATTCCTTGGGGAAATAAGAAACATTCACCTTGGAACCATTCCCTACACGTTTGTCAGAGGGAAACGCATTACGTTGGGAATCCTTAACTGATATAGCTCTAGGCGTACCATCTTTGGTACGTGCATACTGCTTCAGGGTAACAAAGTCTCCTCTTTCATCACCCTTATTTTTGATGGTAAGACCATCAGTTTCTGCAACCTTTTTATTAGCCTTGTCAAGGTTACAAACTTCTATACTCCACTCACCATCAGGATTGAACTTGGTGTTTGGGGTAATAACATGCGCCCAATAGGCATCTCCAGAAATTACACTCATTTACTTTACTCCTTGTGATAATAACATTAAGATAATAACATAATTGATATAAAGATTTCAGTGAAAGCAACCTCCTCTCAATTGTTGACGAATTATAGCATATGCCTGACACTAAGTCAAACACTTAATTAACATACTGTAGAGTACGTAAGTACTCCCTCTACAGTATGTTAATTAATTCAGCTTCTTGATAAGGTATATGGAAGAATGGTTCTTGCAGATGAGGTTCTCCTATACGAGTGGAGTTCTGTATCTTCCCTATGGTAGACTCACCTACCAGATCACCATCCATAAACCAAGCCTTGGAACAATCGGTATTAAAGACTACAAAGATAAGCTCATGATCTTTAAATTCTTTCTTCCATTTATTTATTAGTCTTTGCTTCCTCTCAGGTATCCTTACTTCCTTCCAAGAAGAAGGCCAGATATTACTCCATTGATTTTTAATCTCAACCTCGAAGAAATAATTCTTACATGATCCATCTACATGATAAAGCTTGGCAGAGATATCAAAGAAGTAGTCTTCTCTTTGTTCAATATCTGAGTAACCTTGTTGATATAGATAGCTACTCATTGCATCCTTAGCTTTCTGATCGTTAGCCTTATAGGATTCCCTATCAAACTTTCGATTGTTATGTGACATCAGTGTGTTTCCTTCCATGTTGTTCCAATCTTGTACTCACAATCAAGAGGACATTGCATCTCTAATGTCTTTGTTGTTTCCAGCATAGCATCTTTGGTTATCTGACCAAATCTCTCTGCATCTGTTTTGGCTACCTCAAATTGGTACTCATCGTGGACTGAGGCTACCAGCTTGACATCTACTCCTGCCTTTCTAATGCCTTCATCCATATGAACAAGCCATTGCTTACAGACTATAGCTCCTGCTCCCTGTATGAGGGTATTGAGGGACGCATAGTCTGCCCTTATATGGAGTACTCTTCCATCTAAAGCCTTTATTGTACCTGTCTGTGATGCTTCAATAACATTATCCCTTAGCTTTTTCAAGCGAGGCATGTTGCGTAGGAAGTTAGTGATTAACTGTTGTCCTCTCTTAGCTCCTGCCCCTACCACCTTACCTATTTTGGAAGGTCCAGCACCATAAAGAAAGGCATAGATGAAAGTCTTGGCCTGATCTCTAGTCTGTAGTCCAGCCATTTTCTGATTGGCAGTATGGACATCACCAGTAAGAACCTCCTTGGTAAACTTGGGGTCATCCATATAGTGAGCCAGACATCTTAACTCCAGACCACTGGCATCTGTACCTAAAAGAACATGGGTATCAGGATTATCTATAGTCCATAGATCTCTACACTCCTTACCATAAGGACTATAGATAGCTGGTACTTGGGCCATGTTGGGACTATGGTGAGCCATCCTGCCTGTTACTGTCCTGAGAGTAAGTACCTTACCTCTAACTCTTTCATCCTCCTCACAAGCTTGTATCCAAGCCTTGAGAAGACCTGTTCTCTTCTGAAGAAGGAAGTATCTGCTAAACATCTTAGCTTCTTTCATGTCCAGCTTATCAAGGATCTCCTCACTCACAATTATATTACCTTTGTCCGTAGTCTTGGTAGGTTTCCACCCTCTCTTCATAAGCCTGTCAGCTATCTGCTTTCTACTGGCTATGTTAAAGGGAATATACTTGGTCTTTGTTTTGAGGACAACCTCAGTAGGCTCAAACATTTCATCAGCCTTACGTTCCAGATCATGTTGTTCATCCTCAAGCTTGGATAGTAATACCATTGCCTCACGTATATTAAATGCAAACCCATTCTTCTGTTGTTGATCTATGATTGCTCTGATTTTTCTTTCAAGGTTATACGATCTTGATGAGAACGAACAGCCTTCGATTGATAGTTGATGAGCAAGTTTGCTAGTGAGTGCCGTATCCATCCGACAATACTCCAACATAGCTGGAGTGTACGTAGTAAAATCATCGCAGTCTCCTTTAGGAAAGTTAAGTCTATCCCCCCATGACTGAAGGGAATGTCCACCATCTCTGATGGGATTAAATAACTGAGATTCAATCAGGGTATCTCTTATCTGAGATAACTTAATCTTGGAACCTGTTAGTCTGTTAAGGATGGGAGCATCAAAACTAATACCATTATGCATAATAAATTGATCTATCTGCTTAGACCACTCAGCAAACTGCTGGCATTCTTCTCCTATCCATATCTTTTCTTTGTCAGAGTCATAGGATCGAGCTACTATACAATGGATGGTGCTTGCATTAAGGCTGTCTGTTTCTATATCAACTATTGCTTGGGTCATAATTCATATCCACTTGATAAGTAAATTTAAGAGGTATACAATAAAAGTTATTTCTTACCTCACTTTCCATGACAATATCTCCTGCTATATGCCATGCTTTCTTTAAATCTTTACGATAGACTATGAAAGTTAAGAGATCATGTCTATA